GTCACCAGCCGGCGCCGCGCCGGACAGCGCCGCCACCTCTTCCTCGGACATCTCGACATAGCGCGACTCATCCACCTTGCCGGTCTTCTGGTAGGCCAGCACTTCCTCTTCGCTCATCGGCTCGAACCGGCCTTCCACCGCCGCGCCGCTGTCGGAGCGAACTTTCCCGCCTGCGCCACCAGCCACCTTGCGCGCATAGTCGGCGGTGCTCGACAGCCCGTCGTGCGTGTTCGGGATCTGGCCTCGCTTCAGTTCCTCACGTCCGTAGCCAGCGTGATAGCCGGCGGCCAGCAGCGCAGGATCGTCGGTGCCGAGCATCTTGCGCCCGTGCGCCAGGTAGCGCAGGCCGGCTTCCATGTTTTTCCATGGATCGCGCATGCCGTCCTCGGTGCCCATCATCTGCTTGTAGGTGCCAGGCATCACCTGGAACCCGCCGACGGCGCCCTTGGGGCTGTCCTTGCTCTTGAAATTGCCCGACGATTCGGCACGGAAGATCGACAGCGGCAACGCCGGGTCCAGCCCGAGCTCGACCGCACGCTTGATAATGTCGGCGCGCGTCGGCATGCTCGATACCGGGGCTGTTGCTGGGGCCGGCGTGGTGACTGCCTTCGCTGGCGTCGCCTTCACCTCGGGCATGGTCTGCGGCTTGGTCGCCTGCTGGCCCGGCAGCAGCCCCGATTTCGTGATCTCGTCGGTGATGTCTTCGAACGGGGAATCCAGGAAGGAGTTGTTTGCCACAAGGCGCCTCGGTTGGTGGTGATGAATGTTTCGATTTTAGCCCATGTGGTGCTATATCCAAACCACCCAATGGTTAATAAAAAAACCGCCCGAAGGCGGTTTCTGTCAGCGCGCGGGTGGCGTGAACGGCGTCAGCTTGCCATCCTTGAACACGTACACCTTGTCGCCCTGCTTGGAGTAGCGCCCCTCCTGGAACTGCTGGGCGCCGCCACCGGCAGCCGCTGGCGCACCGCCGGCGCCGTCGATCTGGCGCATGGCGTCGTCGATCTTGCGCTGCTGGACTTCCGGCGGGTCGGTCGGGAACTTCATGTCGTTTTTCATCAGGTCCGAGCGCACCAGCGCGCGGCGCTCCTCCGGCGCGGTGGTCTTCTTGTGCTGGTCGCCGCCCAGGCGGCGCCGCACCAGCGCGCGGATCTCGTCGTCGGGCACGCCGTTCTCGCGCGCCAGTTCGATCTCGCCCTGCAGTTCTGCCTTCTTGGCCTTGCCCAGCCCCTGCAGCTTCAGCCCTTCCTGCTTGGCCAGTTCCTCGATCTTGTATTCGTGCTGGCGCTTGGCATTGTCGGCCTCACGCTTGGCGCGCCGCTCCTCGCGGGTATCCTCGCGGTCGGCAAGGCGATTGTCGCGCGCCTCTTCGCGCGCGGCGGTGCGCGCATCGTTCGCCGCGTCGATCGCCGCCTTGGCGCGGAGCTGGTCAGCGGCGTTCTTGTTCTTGTAGACCTGCTCGAACAGCGCCGGCGGCGACAGTGCCGACAGGCCCATCTCGGTCAGCGAGCCCTTGTCGATGAACTGGCTGCGCTCTTCTCCGGTGGCGTCGGTTTTCAGGCGCCCGTTGAAGCCGGTAATGTTGCCTTCCTTGTCCTTGACCGCTTCGTGCGACAGCGGGGTCACGCCATCGTCGTAGTCCTGGTAAAGCTTGAAAAAGTGCTTGGCAGCGGTGTCGACGTCGCCCACCTGCATGGCCTTGTAGGCTTTGCCCCAGGTCTCCATGCGCTGCTGGTTTTCCTTGTCCTTGGCCCACTTGCCCCAGGCCTCGGCCTTCTCGATGTCACCCTGCGCCACCAGTTCTTCCTGCATCTTCGGCACCAGCGTCTTGCTCATGAAATCCATGATCGTCGGGGTGCTCTTGCGTGCGTGCGCCATCGCCTCGTCGCGGGTATCGAACCCCATGTTGCCGACGCTGAAGCGCTTGGCCGGCGCGGGCAGGCCGGCGGCGGGGCCGACTGGAGGCGCGGGCGGCTCCATCGAGGCGGTCGTGACGGCCTTGACGTCCATTGCATTCGGCGCGGCGGCGGGTGCCGGCGCGGCAGGTTGCGCTGGCTGATCCGGGGCCGGCGCTGGCGCTGCTGGCGCACTGGGTTCTGCCGTCTGCGGTGCCGTGTTCAGCGCGGTCGGCGCGGTGGCCGGCGTGCCGGGCTGCGACGGCTCATTCTCGCGCACCGAGTCGGCAACCGCCTTTTCCTGCATGGCTTTCGCCTCAGCGATGCCCTGCGCGCGAATGTCCTCCAGCCGCTTTTCCTTGATGGCGGCATTGATCGTCTTGCCGATCTGGATGCCGTTGTTAAAACCTTGCGACAGCCCGCCAGCGAATCCGCCCCAGTTCATAGCCTACTCCTTATCAAAAAATCTTCTTGAGTGCCTTGCCCAGAATGCCGCCCTGAGCTGCCAGTTTCGCTGCGGTGGTCCAGGTCTCCTTGCGGAACAGGTCGGCAGGAGAACTTCCCATCGCCGCCAGCCGCATTTCGTCGCCCATGCCGTCGAGCTTTTCGTTGCCCTTGGTCTGGTAGTATTCCGAGTCCTTGTACAGCGCGCGCCCGGTCAGGGCGTCCTGGTTGGTGTGCAGCCCCTTCTTGCGCGCCCAGTTGTGGTGGGCGGCGATGCCGACGGCCACCGCCACCGGCCAGGCCGCCGCCAGACCACTGCCGGCCGAACCACTGGCCGCAGCACCGGTGCCACCCGCTGCCGTCCCGCCCGCCGCAGCGCCACCGGATGTCGCCCCGCCGGCTGCCGCACCAGAACCGCCGCCACCGAACGACTGCATCATCGACATCATCGAGCCGGGATTCATGCCGCCCAGGCCGTTCTCGGCCGGATGCGGCTGGGACTGCGCCTGCTGCATGCGCGCCTGCTGCTGGGCGATGAATTCCTGCTGGCGGCGCTGCTCTTCTTCCTGCTCGCGCTGCAGGCGCTCCTGCTCAAGTCTCGCCTTTTGCTCGGGCGTCATTGGCGCATCGTAGACAGAATTCATGAGATTTCCCGGTTGAAGTGCGCGATGCTCGGCGCCACTGCTGCGTTGATGATGTCCAGCCGGCGCTGCACCTCGACATGGTGCTCGGGGTGGTAGCGTTTCAGGTACTTGGCCGCGCCGTTCTCCCAGTAGGCCGAGCACGTCATGCAGTCGGGCGCGCCGTCCAGCATCTCGTAAAAGCGCAGGATCGGCGCATCCTGCTCGCGCAGGTAGTCCATCACCTGCTGGGTGCTCCAGTCCTCGATCGGGAACAGGTACTCGATGCCCAGGTCGACCGCGCCGGAGCGCACTGGCGCCTTGAGCTGGTCGGCCTGCTTCTGTCCCCGGATGACCAGCGTGATGCCATCAAGCACCATGCGTTCGTGCATCGGGACAATGTAGGTGCGCGCGCAACACGAATAGCGGTCCTGGATCAACTGGCCGCCGCCGTTGGCGACCACCCCGATGGTCGTGCTGTCGGCCGGCACGATGTCCGACGGCAGGCCGAACCCGGCCACCACGCCCGGCTGGTTGCCGGCGATCTCGACGAACTGCGGGACGATGGCGCGCACGCCGCGCATGATCGCCTCGGTTTCGGGGAATGGGTCTCCGGTGTTGCACCAGTAGACAGTCAGTTTGGACCAGTGCGGGCGCAGCAGGTACAGGCAGGCCAGCGAATCCCGGCCGCCCGATACCTGCAGGGCGATGCGCTCATGGCGCGCGATGGCGTCGTCGATCGCGTTCATCACCATGCCGCAATCGCCGCGCCGCCGAGCGTGCCCAGCATCGAGCCGAAGCCGGCCGACGCTTGCCCGCTGGCCTGCTGCTGTATGCCCCAGGCGTTGAGCTGGTTGCCGTACAGGTTGTTGAGCAGGTTGCCGCCGGCGGTGTTGCCCTGGATTGCACCGCCATAGCCGGTGTTCATGATGCCGGTGTTGGCAATAAAGCTGTTGTTGCCGGCGCCGTTCGCACCCACAGCGGCATTGCCTGCCGTGATGCCCAGGCCCAGCCCGGTGTATCCGCCACCCTGATTGCCGATGCCCAGCGAAGCCGCGGTGTTGCCGATGCCTGCTGCCGCCAGCCCCATGTTCTTGGCCTGCATGGCAGTCGCATCGCCAGCCTGGCGCGCGGTGTGCGCAGCGCCGGTGGCCTGCATGCCCAGTTGGCTGGCCTGTGTGCCGTTGCCGAGTACCTGCTGGCCAAGCTGGGTGGCCTGGCCGCGCATTTGCTGCGCCTGCCCGCGCACGTTGTCTCGGGTGGCGTTCTGCGCGCCGGCGGCGGCCAGCGCGGTGGTCAGCCCTGCAGACCGGTCGATCGCGGCGTAGCGCCCGGAGCGCGGGTCAATGCCCATGCTGGCCATCTGGCGCTGCTGGACCTGCTGCTGTTGGGCGGCATTGCCGACGACATCGGCCTTGGCCTTGGCCGCTTCCGAGTCGAGCCTGGCATCGCTGTCCCAGGACATCGCATCGCTGACCACCTTGTCCTGCACCGGGCGGAACAGGGTCTTGTAGCGGTCGCGCTCCTCGCCGCCGAAAGCGTTGTGCTCGGCGGCCTGGCGCATGAACTCGGCTTCGTAGCGCTGGCCGGCAGCCGACGCATCGGCGCCGTACTTGTCCAGCGAGGCCATCGTGTCGCGCCCGAGCTGGCGGTCCTGGTTGGCCCAGCCGTCGTATTTTTGGCGGTAGTCGGCCTGGACCTTGCGGTCTTCCTGCGCCCAGGCGTCAGCCTGCTGCTGGGTTGCCAGCCCGGACTCGACCACGCGCTTGACCAGCGCATCGGTGTCTTGCTGGCGGCCCTCGCTGTCCTTGTACTGCTCCTTGGAGAAGTCGAGCCACTGGCGGCCCAGTTCGACGTTCTGCGCGGCGGCCTGGCCGATCGCCGGGTCCGGCGCTGGTGGTGGACTGCTGCTCTTTTTTCCCATGTCACATCCTTAAATGAAACGGCACCGGCTTTTTGTGAGGCCCAGTGAAATCATCGCCACGCCCGGCCCGCCGGCTTCCGGGTGATACCCCTCCCGCACGAAGCCCAGGTGCTCGTCGAAGGCCAGCGCCTGCGCATTGGTCTCGTCGACCATTCCGGTCAGCCGCAGCAGGCCGGCTTGCGTGAAGGCGAACGCGAATGTGGCCAGCAGCAACTCCTTGCTCATCCAGCGCCGGGTGCCATCGCTGGCAATGTGAATGTGCGCGTCGACGTCGGACCAGTTATCGAAGACGACCACAGCTACCAGCTCGCCGCCCCGCTCCAGGCCAATCGCGCGCGCATCCGGGCGGAATGCCTCGATGCCGATGCGTTCACGCGCCCACGGCAGCAGTCGTTCCTCCTCGCCATAGACCAATCTTGCCGTCATCGTTCGAAACGCTGGTTAGAAATCACCACCATGATACAGAAAACGCACCAGCGCCGATACCAAAATAGGCTCACCGCCACGTGATCTTCGCGCCGACCAGGTTGAGTATGGCAGCGATCGAGCGCAGGTCTTCCACCAGCGCGTTGAACTCTGCCGCCGTAGGCGCGGCTGTAACGGGCGCGGCCGTGAACGTCACCTTCCCGAAATTAGCCAGGTCGGCATGGACAATTGCACGCTGGCCGGCGGCGCCGCGCGAACGGTCTCCGATGAGCGACTGCAATTTCTCCATCTGGGCAGGGGTAAGCAACGGGGTTGGCCCGCGCGAGCCGGGGCTGGATGGGTAAGCCATTAGACACTCCTCAGTTCTTGGGCAGTTCGGGCCATGACGACCTCCTGAATATCAATGTTGCCGGTCACTTCGACTTCCCACTGGCGGCACAGGCGCCCGCCGGGCAGTCGGACGATTTTGCCGCCACGCGAGACGGATGCGACCAGATCGCCGTCGGCGTAGATGTTGACACTGACCTGCGGGCCGGGCGGCGCCGGCACCAGAATATCTCCGTTGACCGGGTATTCGCCGAGCATCGAGCCGTTGATGTCGCCAAAGATCGACGGGGCAGCGAACAGCGCCGCATTGATCGTCTGCACCGCGGCATTGGCCGCCTCGGCTGCCGAGATGGCGGCCAGATCCTCGCGGTCGTCCACCTCGAACATCAGTGCCCCGAAGCTGGTTGGCGCTGGCAGCATGAACGGCTTGGAGCGCCAGGTCTGGATGTCGTTGGTCGACTGCTTCGAGTCCCATTCGAAGATCGTTGTTCCCATGACCATGTAGAGCGCGCCGCTGGTCACTTCGTAGAAGAAGGCATCCGACTTGTGCTGGCTGCGGATCAGGAACGGCGCCTCGCCGGACAGGTCCAGGATCAGCGAGCCCTTCACCAGCAAGCCGTCGGTCTCGATGTAGTCGTAGGAGCCGAAGAAGCGCCCATAGAACTGGCCGCAGACCATCGAGGACGGGCCGAGCTTGAGCCACTGGTCGCGCGTGAGCAGGCTGCCGGTGACGACGCGTGCGGCGCCGCCCTGCACCACCACCAGGCCGTCGTGGGACGGGTAGGCGACGGCATAGCCCAGGTCGACCATGCCCTGCGGGTTCAGGCATGGCATGTTGAGCTCCAGCCGCTCCATCACCATCGACTCCGGCGCGGTGCCGGCGGCCAGGTACGGGTTGCCCTTGGTGCCCACCACCAGCGTGGTGCCATAGACGGCCAGCGCCACGATGTCGTAGTCGGTGGTGAGGACGTATTTCTGGGGCCAGGCGTGCGGGCGGTACGGCTCGCAAAAGTACAGGTCTTTACCCACAAACCCGGCCATCATCCCGTTGGGCATCGACACTAGACCGGTCAGGCCATCGGGCGGGGCATTCCAGTCGAGCGATGGCAGCGGTTCCGAGAAATCGTTCAGCGCCAGGCTGTCGACATAGTTGGCCGTACTCGCCGCGCGCTCATGAATGAAATACAGGTTGGTGCCGCCGGACGTGCCGGTCTGGGAGCGGTAGATCCTTTGCTTGGTGATGGCGCGCCCCGACGGCGGCGCCGTGAAGCCCGACAGTGTGACGCTGTTTCCGGGCGAGACTAGCAGGTCGGCCGTGACCGGAGAGGGTTCCGACTCCTCCTCGAAGCTCGTCACCCAGGTGTAGACGTAGAGCACCGTGCTGGTGACGCTGCCGGTGGTGCCGGTGCGCGCCGCGGTCAGGGCAGTGCTGGGCGCCTGAACGGCCAGGTCATAGACGGCGCCGGCCACGCGCATCTTCGGCTTGCCGTCGCCGGTGTAGTACAGCCGGTCCTGCGCCACCGGGCCGGGCACGGCGTGTACCACCGTCGGCCAGTGCAGCCAGTCGGTTAGGTGGCGGTAGATCGTCTTGACCGCCCCTTCGGTCGCGCCATTCAGGATGTGGACCGGGAACGGCTTGCGGAACGGCGACAGTTTGCCGTCTTCCAGGCGGGTGGACTGCGCGATCTGCGCGCCCGTATCAGGCAGCAGCCTTGGTGTGACCCGCGGCGCCTCACCTGTAAATCCTGCCAGCTTGATGACGGGCATGTGCGCTCCTTCAGGTCTTCAAAATAAAATTGCAAACCAGCGTCGGCTGCACGTTGTTGTGCGCCTGGCCGGAACCGGTGTTCTGCGTCGAGATGCCGGTCGTCGTGGCGCTCAGGGATATGCCGGTGCCGGCCCCGTAGATGCCGATGCTGGTCACGGCGGCGGCGATGCTGATGCCGGTCGTCTTCGTATTGGTCGTGCGCGAGTCCGTGATTTCGGCTACACCGTTACCTGCGATCATGCCGGAACCACCATTGCCGGTGACGTTCGTGTCGCTGACGGTATGGTTGTGGCCGGGGTCCGAAACACCGTGTGCGTGGCCAGGATCGTAGACACTGTGCGCGTGAGTCGGATCGTTGACCGTGTGGTTGTGACCGGGATCGGTGACGGCGTGGCTGTGCGCTGGCAGTTGTGCCGTGGTCAGCGCGTGCGTCTCGGCGCCCAGTGCTGCGCCCAGCGTCGCCCCGGTCAGGCGGCTGGCAGCGGTGCCGCCCATGTTATCCACGCCGGCGGCGGTGCGCCCGCGCATGTCCGGCAGTTTCGGGTTGCCCGAACCATCCTGACCAAATGGGAACCCCTCGGCGATGTAGAGCGCGCGCAACGCATCCAAGCCAGAGTTCGAGAACAGCGTGCGGCCGTCGGCGAACGTCCAGCCGATCGGAGAAGAGGTGCGGGACCACGGGATCGGGCCAAAGCCCGTTGGGATCAGGGCGGTCAGCGCCACGGCCAGGTTCGAGGCGGTTTCGTCCCGCAGCGCGCCGATGGCCGTCTCGATGTCGGTTTCGGTCTGGTCGGCCAACGCCTCCACGGCGGCCAGCGCATCCGCCTGGAGCTGGGTGACGACGCCAGCGGTCATGCGGATCTCGGCGCGGTCGCCGGTATCCCACGCCAGTGCGGAGGTTCCCTCCTGCGCGCGCACCGCGGTTAGGAGGTTCGAACTGCAGTTCGTGACCCTCACGATCTCAATGTGCCCTTCGGCATCCGAAAGCGTCATCGGGAAGAACTCGCCGGCAGCGAGAGGTGGGAAATTGCCGGATTCGCCTGCTACCAGCACGATGGTGGTCCCATCGGCAGCCAGCGGCGCGGCGAGGTGCGCGCTGGCGTTGTTGGCCATTCTAATCGACATGCCAAAATCTCCTTGTCAGTGTTCACGGGAATGCAGGGCAAAGCCCGTGATGACAGAGGTTCTGGCTTGATCAGGTAGGCGGTGGTGGACATGGCCGGATTCTACCGTAGACGGGTCATTTCAGGTACGTGATGGTGATCGAACCGCCCGACGGCACGACGATCGAATAGCTGGACCCTGGCGTGACCGGGATGTCCGAAAAGGACACGGGCGTTTGCGCGACATTGCCGGTGCTGCCGGGGAAGGTCTTGCCGAAGCCGGTTGCCGACGCGCCGGTCTTGATCGGCGTGTTCGTGGTGTAGGAGGTATCCGTGAAGGCGTAGCACTGCTGGAAATAGTCGTAGGTCGGGTCGTTCGGGGTCGACTGCTGCGCATCGCAGTAGTCGGCTGGCTTGGCGCCTGGCAGTCCCGTGCTGGTGCCCAGCGATTCCGTGTCAAACCCGCCGGCGCGCTTGTGCTTGTACAGGGTGGTCGTCCGGCTGTACTGCGTCACGGTCGTGGAACTGGCATTGGTGCCGCGCGCGCCATAGCCGGATGCCGTGGCAAGCACGTACACGGCCGCAGGAGCCGGCCACGTTGTGTTGGCGGTGAACGTCTCTGTGACCAGTTTGCGCGATCCCAGCGCGGCCAGCATCATGAGGCTCATCGGATCACCTTGCCGTAGAGCGTTGCGCCGGCGTCGCGGGTCCACAGCAGGATGAAGTCGATGCCGGCCGCTTGCAGCGCGATGCCGTGATTGGCGTTCCAGTCCGACGTGACGGTGAACTTGCCGTCGGTCTTGATCCAGTTGACAGCCGGGCCGGCGATGGCCGCCGCGCCCAGGTTGACGCCCTCGACCAGCATCTCGCCGCGCACGCCGGCGGGCGGCCAGTTCGTGATGTTCAGCGCCTGCGGACCGGTGCCTGGTGCAAAGCGGTGGTGCGGCCCTTCGGTGTAGTCCAGGATGGTGCCACCGGCATCGTCCTTGAAGGCATAGCCGGTGTCCTTAAGCACCGCGCGAGCCAGCGCCGTGTCGGCCATCGTGATGGTGCTGGTGGTCGACACTGGCCCGGTGAAGTCGGCGCCGGCGCGGTCGGCTTTCGCATCGATGCCGCCGGCGGTCAGGCGCAGGTCGATCTTGTCGCCAGCGGAAAACGTCACTGCGATCGTTCCCTCCTGTGCGCGCGACATGGTGAGAATGTCGCCGTTGCGCGCCGTGACCCTGACGATCTCGAATACCGGGTTGGGTCCGACCATCTTGACCATCGTGGCCATGAAGTGGTCGCCGTTGGCCAGGATAGGGAACTTTACCCCTTCACCCGATGCGACCGAGACGGTGGTGGACGATGCCGAGATTGCCCCGGCCAGCAATGATGAAGCGTTGTTTGCATAGCGAGCAACCATCTTAGAGATCCTTTACGCGCAACTTGAATTCGGTTTCCTTGATCCGGCCGCCGGCCGTCGACGTGACCACGGTGATGGTGTAGGTCTTGCCGTCCGCGCCGCCCGACAGCCACACTTTCACCACCGCCTTGCTGGCGCTGACCGACACGCTTTCAACGATCAGGTCGAACTCACCTGTTCCGGTGACTGCCGTGGCGCTGGTGATCGTGTCGCCCTCGGATAGCCACTGCTCGAAGTCGATGTCGTAGTCGAGCTGGTCGGCTGGCTGCTTGCTGAAGGTTTGAGGCATTAGCGATCCCTTTCCGGTGCAACGTGAACGATCCGCATTTCCGGCGGGACGGCGATGGCACGCTCCTGAAACTGGCGGATGACCTTGGGCGCGCTGGCCACCATCAGGATGCGCGACGGATGCGCGGCGGCGAACGTCTGCGGGACCAGCTTCGGCCAGGGGATTCCTGCCGAGCCGGACAGGCGCAATTTTGCCACGCCACTGCCGAGTTGGGCGATGGAATTTGCGGAGGCATCCACGGCGCCCAGCACCATGCGCGCGGCGCCGGTGGCAATCGCTGCGATGGTGCCGATGCCCGAGCCGGTCATGCTCATGCGTGCGGCACCGCCCAGGAACGGGATCACGACACCTTCGCCGATGGCGGCCAGGTGCGCACGCGCGGACTGTGCGATGCCGTGCATGATCAGTTTGGCCTTGCCGTGCGCGGCCAGCGCCATCGCCGCGGCGCCGCTGCCAATGATCGCCACCACTCCGCCGCCGGAAGCTGCCGCCTGCATGGCGGCCACGCCACCCGAGTGCATGACCAGGTGCCCGGCAGCCGATGCGCTCATGGCCTGCTGCGCGGCACCGAACCCGAAGTGCGTTTCGTTGCCATTCATCGGGGTGACGTTGAGCGGGTAGCGCATGATCAGTCCTGCGAGGCAGTCAGCGCGTTGATGTCGAAGACGAACACGTCGCCGGTCTTGAGCGTGCGCGCGGTCTGTAATGGGGCATGGATGCGCATCGTGCCGCCGGTGCTCTCGTAGAACACCGACCAGTGGGTCACGGTCAGGTCCAGCTCACCGTTGTAGGACGGGTAGGTGATCTGGTTGCTGTTCTTCGACTCGCCGTCGACCGCCGCGCTCCAGCCGCTGCCGATCGCGCCGCCCTGCTCGGCGTGCCGGCGCAGGTAGCCCGGCCACTGGTCCAGCGTCACCTCGTTGGTGCCAGCGCCGCCCGGATCGCCCGTGTGCAGCGCAATCCAGGTCTGGGTCGGCAGGGGCAACGGAATGCCGCGCAGTACCGCGTTGATGACGTCTTGTTTCGTTTGATCCGATGCTGCTGCCATGGTGAGTCCTTAGAAATAGTTGGGTTTCGTTCGTGTCCGGGCGCGTTGCTGGCCTGAGCTGCCGCTGTGTTGCAGGCTCACCAGTTTGGCTTCGAACGACGACGCACAAACCGCCGCTAGTTCTCTATCGGTGTATGGCTTGTCCCTCATGACCAGGATGCGCGCGAGGGCGCCCTGCGCGATGGTTTCCCGGTACTGGTCGGCCAGGAAGTCGGGCACCTCATCGCAGTCCTGCGACGGCTTGAGCCACATGCTGATGCGCACGTTTCCCGCTTTTCCGGGAATCAGGCGCATGGTGTTCAGGTCGATCTGGGTCAGGTAGCGCGGCTCACCCTCGACTTCGCCGACGCGCCAGCCCGGTACGTGCTCATCGAGCCACGCCGTGGTCTTGGGCTCGACCTTCTGGCCATCGAAGAACACGCTCTCGATGTCCATCAGCACGGCGCCATACGGGGCGATGATCGCCTCGGCGTCCTGCGCCGACACTTCGAACTCGTCTTCGTGGCGCCACAGGCGTGTTCTCTCGCAGAACTCGATGGCCGCCTGCCGGATGCCGAAGAACGCCGTGGGTTCGGCCAGGCCGGGCGCGTACGGGTTCATGCTCTTGAGGAATTCGCTCAGGTCTTTCATACGCTGTTCCCGGTAGCGGAGTTGACTTGCGCGGCCTGCGACGGCGCGCCGATGGCATCGGTGAATGCCTGGTAGTGGATGGTCGCCACAGCACCGTTGGCCACCTCGTCGTCCTTGGTGTGGCAGCGATACAGCGCCCAGTTGATGATGGCGTTGGTGAATTCTGGGCGGATGTCGAGCGTGTCGGCCGCATTCGCCACCTGCGGCGGGGCTTTGGACACCAGCACCTCCACCTTCGCGCCAGAGACGGCTGGCGGGTAGACGTAGAACGTGGTCGGGCTGCGCTCGTCGATCATGTAGTGCCGGGTTTCGCGCGCCTTGGCGCTGTGCCAGTCCGGGTCCGAGGCGTTCAGCGCCTGCTGGTCGACGATGCTGATGACGCGCCCGCCGGTGCCCGTGGCCTTGATGTTGCGCACCACGTTCAGAAGCTGCGCCGCACCTTCCGAGCACTGCTGAAAGGTGCCGCCCACCAGTTCCATGACTTCGGTGACAGCGCGCGCGGCAGGCCGGCGCAGCACGATCTCAGCCGCGGCGTCGTTGAACCAGCCAATGCGCTCCTCTTCCGTCCAGCGCGTGCGGTCCTCGTCGTTCATCAGCCGGTCCAGGCGAACCAGCAGATCCTCGACGGGGATGCCCGAGCTCGCAGCGGCATTCGATGCGCTGCTGATGATGATGGTCATTGCTCGACTCCTTTGGACAGGCGCCCGGCCGGCGGCGAGTGGTAGCGGGTCTTTTCCTTTTCATGGGCCAGCACGCAGTGGTTCGGGCCTTGGCGCAGGATGCGCTCGAACACCCAGTCGATCACCGCTTTCCAGAATTTGTAGGGGTTGCGATGCCCGAGCCGCCCGCACCGCGCTGACAGGGTTTCGTCCGGCCAGGTCTCGCTGCTGAACGGGTTCGACAGCACGTTCAGGAGCTGGTCGACCGCCACAAAGATCAGGTACAGCGCGCGAAGAATTGGCTTCACGATTCCTCCTACAGTTTGGATGCTGCAATGAACATGGCGTCGATCTCGGCTTCTGTCTTGCCCAGCGCCGGCACCACAGTGGTGAGCAACGGGTCGTCCCGCCGCACGGTATTGCTGTATTCGAACTTGGCGAGCGCCTTGGCGCGCACCACCGGATCGTTGATGGCGTTCAGCACCGCATTCACCTGGTCGAGCAATCCAGCGTCGATCAGGATGGCGCGGGCCTGCCACATCGCCACCTGCTCCGGCACCAACTCCTCGGCAGCCGCAGCGGCGCGCGCGTCGATTTCAGCCGCTTCCGCTGGAGTGGCGTCGCGCACTACGCCGCTGTCCATGATCTTATGCGTCATGCGTTTCTCATCCCATAGACGCGCACGGTGCCTGCATTGATATTCCCAGTACCTGGCGCCAACCTGAAGCCGGACAAAGCACCGCCACCAGCCGAATAAAGCCCCTCGGCGATGTGAGACTGGATGCCCGAACTGGTACTGAAGCTGCCGCGTACCCCGATGGTTCGCGCATTACCTGCGCTAGTGTCGTTGACGTTGCGAATATCCAGGGTCAAACTTGCTCGATTGGACGCCCCTGCCGTCATCGAGTTGGTCACGGACAAATACGTGCTGGCAAAAGAGGAAGATGTTGCTGCGTGCGCATTTGCTCCGATGAAGCTGTTGCCAGTCGTCTCCACAACGCCATTTTTTGCGAACCAGAATTGGAGCGATGCTGCAGCAGAAACGGAAAGCCCCTGTATCTCTACGATATAGCGGTCGCAGGAGCTCGTAAAAATGCTCGGGAAGTCGATCGCCGCCACCGGCGTGCTGACGGTCGCACTGCCCAGCAGCACCAGGGCCGGCGAAGGCAGATCCGACATCATCGCCACCGTCCCGTCCTTATCCGGGAAGGTGTAGGTGCGTGCCGCGGTGGCCGCGCTGACCAGTTGCGAGACGATGGTGCCGGCCGCGTTCTTCAGGTTGATGGCGAAGCCGGTCAGGCCGGCAAAGCCGCCGCTGGCGTCCTTGGCCGATGCGTTCTGCTTGCTGGTGCCCAGGTCGCTGATCTGGCGCTGCAGTTTGCCGATCGCGGCAAGGACAGTGTCCGTCGCCGCCGCTACCGCGCCGCTCGCGGTCGACAGCCCCGTCAGGGCCGTCGCCAGCACGCGCTCGGCGGTGAAGTAGAGGCGACCGCCTTCAGGCACGTTCGTCGTGTTGATCACCACATCAGCAGATTCGTCCGGCCCAATGCCATTGACCGTTCCGACACTGCCCTGCAGCAGCCCGGTGGCGCGCAGCTTCCCATCTTCGTCGAGCGCCAGCCCTTCACCGATAACGACAGCGCCTGGCGTGGTGGTGGTTGCCTTCGGCGGGTTCGTCGCCAGTTCCGCAAGCGCGGCTTGCATAGTGGTGCTGCTGATCGTCGGGGTCGGCAGAAAGCCGATCATCGACGCTCCACTGGGCGAGCGCAGCGATGCCAGCCCGTCGTCCGGGTTCTCGATGCGGTGGAACTCCTGCCCCTTGAGGATGCCGCCCATGTAGACCTGCGCCTGGTAGGCGCCGTCCGACACGTACGCGGCGTACCGCCCCAGATTGTCGGTGCTCAGTGGGTTGGCGAGCGGCGTGCCATCCTCGTCGGCGAACAGGGCCGCCAGCACGCCGGTCTTGTGGTCGACGATCCTCACGTCAGCACCTGCGATGCGCGTGCCGCTTTCGTTCTGGACGACGCCTTCGATGCGCTCGACGTACGCCCCTGGTGGGAGCGATGAGCCATCTTCGATGTCGATAAAGATTGGCATAGTCGGCCCTTAGCGCTGAATTGCTGGCCCGAGCCAGATGATGATGTTGACGGTCTTGCCGGTCCATGCCGGGGTGGCCGCGTCAGCCGCGACACGCAGCACCAGGCGTCCGTTGAGCCCGTTCTGCTTCATGCAGCGCCCGGTCGTGTCAACGATCTTGCTGCCGCCGGCGGTGCGCCCCAAGGTGGTGATGTTGTTCTGCCACATGCGCCCGTCGATATTCACGATGGTGGCATTGTCGACGGTGACGCCAAGATCGAATGCGACGGTCGGCGTGGCGTTCGTGTCGACCTGGCCGTCGATGGTCAGCGCCCAATGCAGGATCTGCCACGCCTGGATGGAGCCATTCGGGAACAGTTCGACCAGATCGCCCAGCGTGGGCGTGCCCGTGAACGTGTACTCTGCATAGACGACAGAATAGAGGTTGGCCTGCCGGGTCAGGTCAAAGTGCGAGGTCTTACCATTGTTGGTGTTGATCAGGAGCGCCATTTTTTCGCCTCAAGGCAGGAAAATTCACGGACCAGGATCGAGCGCTCAACAATGCAGCTTGGCACCGTCGAGCATGGCATCCCGGTCGTGGTCAGCGGGCCGCTCACTTCGTACAGCCCCAGGCGCGGGATGATGTCGATGTAGCGGCCTGCCGCGTTTCGCGGGTGGCTGGTGGCGCCTTCGACGTGGAACCAGAGTTCTCCGTTGAACGTGGCTTTGAAGTAGCCCCGACCACCATCGCGGATGCGCCGATCGTCCAGGTAAAAATCCAGCACGATCTCGTTGTAGCTGGTGCCGGACAGAATGCGTCCGGGCGTGCCACTTCGGAAATGAACGCGGCGCGTGTCGGCGTCGCTCCACTTCATGTAGGAGCTGATCGAATCCGGGTCGTTGCTGGCCATGCCCATGCCCTCGACCATCGTGTGAAGTTCCGGGTACAGCATCGT